CCCAGCTTACTCACTATTGCTGTCAGGCATACGCCCTCCACCTCCTCTAGGTGTATATATTTGTTTTGTGGCAAATTTGGTCATATCGGTAATGTTGTCAGCTGCCAAATGCTGCATTACCTTAGCTTGTTCTAAAATCTTTGTCGTTGTCCGGTTTGCTATGTCCTGCTCGGTCCCTCAGCTTAATATCCCATTTGTTCACGAATTATCTTAAAAACCTCCATTTGGTGCAACCAGTCTTCGTATTCTAATCCTGATAAGCGCAAATCCGATTGTCCATAAACATTGTTGACCATGTCCCTGTACCATTCTTTTCTGACTGAACATCTCTTTGATTCATTGACATATGGCATGAAATATCTATGTCTTTCTTTAGATGTCATGTAACCAAGTTCCCTAATGCTGCTTACTCTTGTTTTCGATGGATACGTTGTTCCGTTTCCAAAAAGACAGTCATTAACTATATCTATTACCCTTCCTTCTCTTAGCCATGGTCTTTTGTAGTGTCCTACTCCAAGTGCTATACTCTCAAGCTTCAGATCCCATCTTGTTACTGATAGAATGCTAAGTGCAAAAGCCCTGATTTCTGGCATGTGAAAGTACGTTGTTATCAGTTGTAATCCTTGCGCGCGTGCCCATGCTTCTTCAGTGTCCTTGTCCTTTGGTTTGCCTATCACTAGACTAGCCTTGGATATAATTTCATCTGCATCTCGCACTGGCATCCATCGCATTTGATTCCCCATTCTAACTTGTGTGTATCCATGACTACAAAACTCAATGTCTTCCATTCTTGATATTATCTCTGAAGGGTCTTCAAGTTCCATGTCTTTCCGGTGCCATCCAATTTGATTGAGTATTTCATGTCCTTTTTCTGCGTAGGCGTCTGCGTATTGTGGCTCCATTGTTACCACGGAATCGTCACCACTGAAAACTCCACCAAACCATGGTGCGTGCCCTTTTACTCTATCGTAAACGGATCCAACGTCGTCCTTGTAATACAATGTCCTTTTCACCCAAGTTCGAAAGTCTCCATCTGGATTGGCGTGATATGCTGTTATCATACTTACAACGATGTTGTCAAGTGTGTTGCATGCGTATGTCACCCTTCTTCCAGAAGCTACTTGTCCTCTTCCTTGCAGAAACACCAATTCCGCTTCTCCATTTACTTCTCTTTCGACTGCTACGACTGGATTTGTATAAATCCGGTAAAGCCTTTCCATTTCCTTCTTGTGTTCCTTGCTTTCCGCGAG